TAGACATAGCAGAACAGTTAACTAACATGTCTAACTCGTTTAAACAAATGGGCGAGAACGCACTACGAGTTCTTGATGAAGCGGAAGGGGAATACAGTGGCACACAGTAACAACGAGGTCATCTCCATCGGATGGTGTGATAACGGTATGGTTGACGGCAAGTTTGCCGAAGGCTTGATGTACACCACCATCACCGCACCTAGTCGCAAGTTACCTATTGGTAATGCTATTCGCGTACAAGGTAATCAGATTGGCAGACAACGCCAAGCATTGCTTGACATGTGGTATGACAATGTAAAGACAGAGTGGTTGTTATGGGTTGACTCAGATATTGTGCTTACCCTTGACATACTTGAAACTCTATGGAAGGTGGCAGATAAGAACACGCATCCAGTTGTATCGGGTGTTTACTTTATCTCTAAGCAGATGGAGTCATCACTGATGCAGCCTATGCCTGCTCTCTTTAATGAGACAGGCGAGGAGTTTTCTATCAGATACCTACATCCATTACCGAAAGACCAAGTGGTTAAGGTTGACTGTGCTGGCTTAGGCTTAACGCTTATGCACCGCAGTGTGGTTCCTAAGTTGCGTGCTATCTCACCCGATTACTCAGTGTTTGCTGAACAAGAAAACATGGGAGAGAAGTATGTTGGTGAGGACATTGTGTTCTTCCGTAACCTTAAGAAGGCAGGGGTAGATGTGCATGCACACACAGGTGCCATTGCTAAACACATGAAGCGCTTTGCCTTTGATGAAAACTTCTACGCTCTCTACTGGTCAGCAGCAAATGCACAAGCAGCGGAGGCACAGCGTGGCGACACAACAGCAGAGTAATAAACGCAGAGGTGCATCGTTTGAAATAGACCTTGCTGATTGGTTAATGACTCAGGGTTTAAACGCACAACGATTACCTCGTGCGGGTCGTAATGACATTGGTGATGTTGCATTGCCTACGCCTAACGACTTGTATGTTATTGAAGCCAAGGCACCACGGCGTGATGGAAAGATTGACCTATCGGGTTGGTTGCGTGAGGCGTATGTAGAGGCAGAGAACTACCGTAAGTCTAAGAAACTTGCACTCGCACCTACACCATTGGTAATTATTAAGGCATCCAACAAGGGGATTGAGGATGCCTATGTTGTTCAAAGACTGGGTGACATCCTTGCAAAACTCTAAGCATGACATCGTTAAAGTTCTTGAGCATTATGGTTTTGAAATACCGCATGGAAGGCGTGGCTGGTTTACCCTGCGCTGCGCTTTCCACGGTGATAGAGTTAAGTCTGCCCGTTTAAACATAGACAACGGTGGTTTTCGTTGCTTCGGATGTGAGATGGCTGGAGATGTGTATTCACTTATCATGAAGAAAGAAGGAGTGGGATTCAATGAGGCTAAGCAAATCGCAGAAGGAATTACTGGAGAAAGCAACGGAGAGTTACGCTCAAAACCTACAGGAAATCGTGCCGTATCTGCAGAGCCGAGGTATCACGGAACAGACAGCGGTTATGTTTCGCCTCGGCTTCGTAAGAGAGCCTGAGATGGGGCATGAACCTTATGTTGGTAAGTTAGCAATCCCTTACCTCACACCCACAGGTGTGATTGACATACGGTTCCGCAGTTTAAACAGTGATGGTGGTCCGAAATATATGAGCAGACCAGGGGCTACTACGCATATCTTTAATATCAATGCACTTAGTAATGATTCAGATGTGCTTGCTATCTGTGAAGGTGAACTCGATACAGTTGTAGCCACACAAGCAGGGTTCAGTGCGGTTGGTTTGCCTGGGGCTAACAACTGGAAGTCTTTTTACAATCGTGTGCTTGCTGACTGGTCAAAGGTTATCTTGCTATGCGATGGTGATAATGCAGGGCGTGAGATGGCTAAGCATTTAAGTCGAGAACTCGACAATGTATTCCCAGTCTTTATGCCTGAGGGTCAAGATGTTAATGATGTTTACTTAGCCGAAGGTGCTGACGGTTTGCGGAAGCGAGCAGGCGTTTAAACATGATGGTAAAGAACTCATCATTTGATTTGGACTTTGGCTTTGGTCGCAAGGGTGAACTCTTAGTTGAGGCTTTGCTTACCGAAGGCAAGACAGTTGAAGTCAAGCGTGACCGCAAATGGTGGGCGACTAACAATATCTACATTGAGGTTGAGTGTTGGTTTAATAAGTCCAAGTCGTGGGAGCCATCGGGTTTGATGGTTACTACCGCTGAGTATTGGGCGTTTGTTCTTGAGCGTGGTGTTGTCATGGTACCTACTGACCATGTGCACTATGCAATCAGGGAGTTTGGCAGGGAAATTACTTGCGAGATACCACCGAACTGGAGTAAGGGTTTTCTAATTACTATTGAGGACTTACTAACAACGATGAAGGAACTTAAACATGGAGAACAATAACGAATTGTTATGGGAAAGCGTATACAAAGTGGCACGCTACAGTGCAACACGATGTGTGCGTATCCATCGCAACCTCGTAAGTGCCGATGATGTGTTCCAACACTTGAGCCTATGGGCAGTAGAACATTGGCATAAGATTGAGGAGTGGGAAGAACAAGATTCTTTGGTGTTTAAACTACGCCGTACATTTAACAACGAGAGTCAAAAGTTTGCAGCCAAAGAGCGTGCCTATAAAACAAAGTCCATACCAAGCGATGCGTTCTACTATACACACGAGATACTTCAAGAGTTGCTGCGTGATGTATGGAACTACGAGCAGTGGGTGCAGTCAGGTACGCCAGCAGATGCAGAGTTTATTAGCAAGACCAGTAAACCTAATGAGGGCATGAACAGAGAAGCAATGTTGTCAGATGTAAGCGGTTCACTTGCTCGTTTAAACGACCAGGATAGGGACCTCTTGCGGCGTAGGTTCGATGGCGGTGGCACTGACTTCGATGTGCTTGCCGTTGAGTACAGTGTCAGTGAGGAAGCATTGCGTAAGCGTGTGTCTCGTGCACTTACTAAGTTACAAGACAGGCTAGGTGGGGAGCAGCCCCAATGGAACAATCGTAGATACAGGAAACCCGATAATGATTAGACCTAAGTACCAACGCATGATGCCATGGCACTGGCTTGGACTACCACTGATAGGTGTTGGGCTATTGCTCACTGAGATTGGTTACTATATGTACACCGTTGGAGATAAGATTGCTTGGTTTAAACGCAAGCAGATTGGATACAGAGACAAATGATTATTGGTTTAAGTGGATACGCACAGTCAGGTAAAGATACCGTGGCTGAACTATTGTGTTTAAACTATGGGTACACACGCATGTCGTTTGCTCAGCCGATGCGAGATGCTATCTACACACTGAACCCGATGGTTGAAGGTGGCAATCGGGTTGCTGATTTAGTAGATGAGTATGGTTGGGATGTAGCCAAGGCTAACCCTGAGGTAAGGCGATTGCTTCAAGTGTTTGGTACTGAGGTAGGTCGTAAGCAGTTCGGTGAAAACTTTTGGGTGCAACAAGCCTTCGATAAGATAGAAGGAAATAAGATTGTGTTCAGCGATGTTCGCTTTCCTAATGAGGCAAGAGAGATACAACAGTACGGTGGTCAAGTGTGGCGTATCAACCGACACAATCACACACCAGTTAACACACACAAGAGCGAGCATGCGATGGATAACTTCATGTTTAAACATGTTATCTACAACGATGGCACGCTTGATGATTTGTTTAACGATTGTGAGATGCTCGCTAAACAACTAGGTTTGTAAAATGCAGAAGCCCCGCAAAGGACTGGAACCCTGCGGGGCTTTTGTATGGGCACCTACTTTACGCTTCCCCTTCGTAAGGGAGATGCCCAATGAAATTACTGTATCACATGCCGAACCCTCGTGGGTCACTGACCTGTAAATCTAACGCCTTTCGTGCTGCATGCCTACGGAAAGGGGTAGTGCCACCCCATACACCGCTGCGTTCGTGCACTAGACCCCACTCAAGGCACATCTCCATGACTGGACACTCAGCACACATGCGAGCAAATAGTTTCTCCTCATCGGGCGAGAATATATCCTTGTCGGGGTAAAACAATTCAACATCCAGCCCTTTACATGCTGCCTTCTCAGTTAGTTCACGATTCCACCGCAGTTTAAACACCTTAAAATCCCTGCCTCGGTTGCGAACCTCTCGCTTTTCCATAACACGATGGTGTTTAATCTCCATCAGTACCACCCCTTAGCAAGGTGATGGGCGTATGCCTTGCAGATACCACGAGTCTTGCCGTAGTGCCTGTCAATGTAGCGAAGCCCAACATCTACCTGTTTAAACCCATCTTTAGTTGGCTTAACCTTGAGTAGTTTCCATGTGGCTGGCATAAGTTGTGCGATTCCTGATGCCTTGCTTGACTTGTTAATAGAAGCAGGTCGCCAGTTGCTTTCCTCTGTCCACAATTCATAGAGACATGGGTACTGTTCAAGTTTGTTCTGTTCGGTTAAGCGTTGGATAGCGTGGCGTTGGTACTCGTTGTCATAGTAAGCAATCACTTGCCCCTTAGGTGCGTGTGAAATTATCTGTACTCGTGGGTTGAATACTAGAAAGATTCCAAGTATCACTACTGTCGCCATCCAAATGCGGGCGTGCGGGTGGATGTGTTTAAACATACTCAGCCTCCAGTTTTGCACGGTTACCGCACACTCGACTGATGAAAGTCAAGATGTCTTGAGGTATGTCGGTGTCATTTCCATGACTGTCGGTTAAACCCAACACAATCATATTGCCTACGATGGTGGGTGAGTTGCCGAACATGAAAGATAAG